GTCTTCTTTTTTTCGGACTCTGATGGGGTCGCGCGCGCGAGGGAGATTCGGTGCTGAAGTCGGAGTTGCAGGCGCGTGCGCGTGGCCTTGGGCTGTCTGATGTCGGCACGAAGGCGGAGCTCGAGGCGCGAATCGCGCAAGCAGAGACCGACCACCGTGGCCGGGTTCGTCTTGCTTTCGATGAGTCGGTGGCTGCGGCGACACACTTGACGGCGCTTGACCGCGGTGCGGTGGAGGCGGCGCGAGCTCTCGCCGACAAGGTCGACGCGTGGGACGTGATCGTGGAGTGGGCGCGTGACGATGCCGCTGGCATCCGCGGTGCCCGTCCCGCGGTGCCGCAGAACGACAACGTCAGTCTCGCGTCCTTGCTGAAGTACATGGAGTCGCTCGGGCTCACACCGTTGGCGCGTAAGACGTCGTTGGGGGGCGCCGCGAAGCCTGGTGGGAAGGCGGGCATCGGTGACCAGATCGCGGCAGCCCGAGCACGCCGGGAGGCAGCAGCCTCGGGTTCTTCATCGGCCGAACTCTGACTCGGAGGCGGCCGCTGACGAAGCGATCGAGCTCATCGAAGCGTGCGGTCAGCGTCTCGACCTGTGGCAGCAGATCGCCGTCCGCATGGTGCTGGCTACGAAGGCGGGCCGGTGGGCGGCTTCGGTCATCGGGTTCTTGGTCGCCAGGCAGAACGGCAAGGGCGGGATCCTCGAGGCGGTCGCCCTGTGGTTTCTGTTCATCGGCGGCGGGACCACCTTGTGGACTGCGCACGAGCTGAAGACCTCCGACGAGGCGTACGCGCGCGTCATGCAGCTGATCAAGGCGAACGAAGAACTCACCGCGATGGTGGCCGTGTGGAACGGCGGCCTGACCGGCATGCACATCATCGAACTCAAGCCCGAGTTCGGTGGCGCGCGGCTGGTATTCCTGGCGCGGTCGAAGTCCAGCGGTCGCGGGCTCTCGCCGAGGCGCATCATCCTCGACGAGGCGCAGCAGCTCAGCCTGCTCGCTGTCCGTGCTCTGCGGTACGCGACGTCGGCGCAGGGCGGCGAGCGCATGCTGATCTACTGCGGCACGGTGCCGGGACCGGAGAACGACGCCGAGGCGTGGACCGCCGTTCGTGACCGTGGTCGCCGAAAGGATCCCGGTGTCGCGTGGGCGGAGTGGACGCCTGACGGAAGCGACGACCCAGAGACGAAGATCGACCCCGCCAGCTGGACAGTTCGCGAGTGGTCGAATCCCGCGCTCGGGCGCCGCATCGAGGCCGAGACGATCATCGACGAGTACGAGTCGGCGTTGGCCGAGGGCGACCTTCCCGGGTTCCTGGCCGAGCGGTGCTCGGTGTGGCCGAGCAAGGGCGACACGTCGCGGGTCATCGACATGGCGGACTGGAAGCTCTGTCCGCCACTCGAGCCGATGCTCGCCCCTGTGACGCTGGCGCTCGAGGTGAGTCTCGACCGCACGAGAGCATGGCTGCTCGCTGTGGGGTCGAACGCCAAGGGTGACCCGCAAGTCGAGATGATCCCCACCGTGAAGGGCGGGACCGTCTTCGAGTTCGATGGGGTCGCGGACGTGCCGGCGCGGGTCGCTGAGGTGATCGGCGCGAACCCGGATATCAAGGCGTTCGCGGTCGACAAGTTCGGTGAGGCGGCGTCGCTGGTGTCGCCGATCGAGAAGGCCATCGAAGACCTCGAGGGCGGGAAGCAGCGCCTCCGGAAGCTGACGATCGAGCAGCTCGGCGGCCCCCAGTGGGTCGAGTCCGGTGGGCGGGTGCAGGACGCGATCCGTCACCACGAGCTGGGCCATGGCGATTCGCAGATGCTGCACGCCGCGGTGAAGGCCGCCGACATGACGAAGCGCGATGGTGTCCGCGTGTTCAAGCGCGAGATATCAGGGCCGGCCGCGGGGCCGTTCTTCGCCCTGCTGTGCGGATGGTGGGCGTGGCAGCGCCCCGCGGAAGCACCCCGCCCCCGCGCCGAGATCTTCTGAGGAGCCATCCATGAAGCCCGAGACTATGGCGCTGCTGTCCGCAGTCCTCGTCGTCGCGGGGTTCCTCGCGCTCGTGGTCGGTGTGTGGCTGCTGGTCAGCGCCGGGGCCGCCCTGGTGTCAGCTGGGGTGTTCTGCACGGTGCTGGGCGTGGCGATCGCGAAGGGGTGGCTGTAGATGGGTTCCCTCTGGTCACGCGCACACCGCCCTACCGATCCGACCTACGCGGAGGATCTTGTCGAGGCGAAGTCGGCGCAGAACATGGGCGCGTTCGCCCGTCTCCTCGGCGGCGGCATGAATGACCCCGAGTATCCCGGGTCGTCGTTCCTGTCGAACGTCGAGCACGGGTACGCCCGCAACGAGCTCGTCTACGCGTGCATCACGGAACGCGCGACGTCGATCCCCGACGCGCCGCTACGGGTGTACGACGCGCTCGGCCGCAAGTCGGAGCCGCTCGAGGATCACCCGGTGCGCCGGCTCATCTCGAAGCCGAACCCGCTCATGACTGACGTCGAGCTCGACGAGATGCTCGAGCTTCACAAGTGCCTCGCGGGCAACGCGTTCTGGGAGGTCGTTCCCGACCGTGCCGGGCGCCCGGTGGAGCTGTGGCCACTGCGCCCCGACCTGATGAAGGTGAAGCGGGGACGGAACACGGTCTCGTACGGGTACTCGCCGGATGGTGGCGGGCAGTACGTGCCGGTCGACGTGATCCACTTCCGGATGACGTCGCCGCTAGACCCGCTCGGCGGGATGGCGCCAATGCGTGCCGCGCTTCGAGGGACCGCACTCGACAACGAGGCCACGAACTACGTGACCGCTCTGCTGCAGAACCACGCCATCCCCGGTGTGGCGATCACGATGGGGACACTCGAGGAAGCGCTCGACGAGAGCACCACAAACCGGCTCACTGAGAAGTGGAAGCAGAAGTTCGGCGGCCGTCGCCGTGGCGAGCCCGCTTTCCTTCAGGCCGGGATGGATGTCAAGGAGCTCGGCTCGTCGCTGAAGGACATGGAGTTCCCGGATCTGCGGACGATCAGCGAGTCGCGGATCTGCATGTCGTTCGGTGTGCCGCCGATCCTGGTGGGCGCGAAGGTCGGCCTGGACCGGTCGACGTTCGCGAATTACAAGGAGGCGCGCGCGTCGTTCTGGGAAGAGACGCTCATCCCGGCGCGCAAGAAGGACGCGCGGATGGCGATGAGGCTCGCCGAGCGGTTCGCGGGGTCGGGGTCGAGGCGGGTGGAGATCCGGCCGGACTGGTCCGAGGTCGAGGCGCTGCGCGAGTCCGAGCAGGCGCGCTGGGAGCGCGCAACGAACGCGTTCCGTGCCGGCGGCATCACGCAGAACGACTTCCGCCGCGAGGTCGGCATGCAGGCCGTCGATGGCGGTGACGTCTTCCTCGTTCCGTCCGGCGTCATCGCCACCCGCGATGTCTCAGGCGCCATGACCCAACTCAACGGCGAGCCGCAGCAGAACACCGAGACCGAAGGAGGCGACCTGTGACCGTCATGGAACGACTCATCGTCCCGATCGAGTGGAAGGCGACCGCCGACGACTCGGGCACCCTCGACGGATACGCGTCGACGTTCGGGAACGTCGACCTCGGCCAGGACATGGTCGTGGAGGGCGCATTCGTCAAGACGATCGCCAACATCAAGAAGAACGGCGTCCCGCTGCTCGCGGACCACGTCGCGTCGACAGCCTCCCTGCTTGGGACCGTTGTCGACGGTGCAGAGGATCGCAAGGGCCTGCGGATCAAGGCGCAGTTCTCGTCAGCGCCGTCGGCGCAGGACGTGCGTATCAAGGCGGTCGAGGGGCATCTCGGGAAGCTGTCGATCGGTTACGAGGCGACAAAGTTCCGCTACGAGGAGCGCGACGGTAGGACCATCCGAGTTCTCGAGGAAGTCAAGATCTGGGAAGTATCGGTCGTCGTCTTCCCGATGAACCCCGAAGCGGTGATCTCGCGAGTTAAGTCGCTCGCTGGTGCCCTCGACGCCGACGCCCGCAAGGCGCTGGCCGCGGACATCATCGACCTCACCGAGCACGGCCCGCTGTCAGCCGAAGAGGTGGACGCGCTGACCGCGCATCTCTACGAGACCAACCCCGACGATCGCGGGGAGCAGGCGGGCGACGAGCCCGTCGAAGGCACAGCCGACGAGGCTGCGCAAGAGCAGGCGGGCGACGAGCCCGTTGGTGGTGCGTCTGACGAGGGCGCGCATTGGGACCACTATGCCAGCGAGGCACTCCTCGCTGGTCGCGATCCCGACGCAGTGGCGGACCCGGCCGACGTGGCTGGCCTCCGCACCCTTCTGGAGCTCAACGAGGCCGCACTCGGCGGCATCGGCTCCAACGACACGGAAACGGAGTAGAGCAATGGCTCACCCCCTTCTGGAGCGCGCCGCACAGCACACCGCACAGGCGCGCGCCATCAATGACGAGTTCGAGGGCAAGGCCATGCCGGCCGAGGCCGCGACTCAGATGAAGCAGCACCTCTCCAAGGCGTCGGAGTACCGCTCCCGCGTCGAGGCCGAGGCCGAGCTCAAGGCGAACGAGGCGTGGATCTCGGAGCCGCAGTACAAGCACGACATGGTCGGCGGCGGCTCGATCGCGGAGGGTTTCGGCCACGGCGAGATCATCCTCGAGTCGGAGCGCAAGGAACTGCAGCGCAAGGCGTTCCACAACTACATCCGCCACGGCATCGACGGGATGTCGCGCGAGGAGAAGTCGGCGCTGGTGGAGGACTCCACCTCCGGCTGTCAGAACCTCGTGCCGTCGGACTTCGCGGGGACGATCGTGAAGGACTACGCCCGCCTGGCGCAGATCCGCAACCTCGCGACCGTGCGCCCGACGTCGTCGAACCAGGTCGACGTCGGTTCGATCACGATCAACGCCGGCGGCTGGGGCAAGCTCGAGCTGGCCGGGTCGACCACGACCGATGGTCTCGCCGCTGACCCGAACGCCGCGAAGCAGACGATCACCGTCTACGACCTCACGGCGCTGGTCCTCCTGGGTGAGGACGAGCTCGAGGACGCGGACACCGTCGAGGCGATCATCCGCGACGCGCTCGCGCAGAAGTTCGCCGAGCAGGAGGACGACGCGTTCGCGTTCGGCGACGGCAGCGCGAAGCCGACCGGCATCGCGTACGGTTCGACGATCACACAGAAGGTGACCGCCGGCGCCGCCGACACACTCGTCGGTGACGACGTGATCAAGCTGCAGTACCAGGTCCCGGCGTGGGCGACACGTAACGGCGTCTACCTCGGTGCGGGCTCGGTCGCGCAGGCGGCGTCGCTGCTGAAGGACTCCAACGGCGCGTACCTGTGGCGTGAGTCGCTGCGTGCGGGCGAGCCCGCCACGCTCGCCGGCTACCCGTTCCACCGCGTCGACGGCCTCCCCGCGATCACCGCCTCGACGGGCGCCATCAACACCTCACTGGTGTTCGGCGACGTCCGCCAGGGATACATGATCGCGGACCGCGCCGGCATCACGGTCAAGCGGCTCGTCGAGCGCTACGCGGAGCAGGGCAAGGTCGGCCTGCTCTTCAAGAAGCGCGTCGGCGGCGGCGTCATCCGCCCGAAGGCGTTCTCGGCGCTGATCCTCTGACCCGAGGCTGTGGGGGCCGCCCCGGTGGTCCCCACAGCACCCGCCGCTCTAGCTCAGTCGGCAGAGCGACCGCCTCGTAAGCGGTAGGCCGCAGGTTCGATCCCTGCGAGCGGCACCATCACCCACCCCGCGCTACGGCGCGCTCCATCTCCGAGGAGGGGATCATGCAGGTTCGAGTGCTGTACGGATTCGTCGATGCGCGAGCGAACTTCCGCTCGTTCGTGCCCGGCGACGTTGTCGAGCTGCCGGACGAGAAGGCCGAGGCGCTCCTCGCTCAGGGCGCCGTCGAGATCGTCGCGCAGGAGACGCCGGCCGCCAAGCGCGAGACGAAGGTGACCAAGCCGAAGGCGGCGAAGGTCTCCGATGACTGAGCCCGACGCGCCGATCGGAGACGTCGCGGTCGCGTGGGTCCACGGTGACCAGGTGGACGCGTCGTTCTTCCACTCGTTCATCGCCGCGCAGATGCACGACGTGTTCGACGGTGGACTCCGCATCGGACGAACGCTGCCTGCGCGGTGCGCGTCGGGCGGGCTCGTGAAGGCCCGCAACCAGACCGTGAAGGCGTTCCTCGACGGCGACGAGCAGTGGCTGTTCTGGGTCGACACCGACATGGGCTTCGCCGCCGACTCCCTGCACGCGCTGCTGTTCCTCGCGGACCCGGTCGAGCGGCCGATCGTCGGGGGGTTGTGCTTCGCGCAGATGGAGCGCGACCACGACGGGTACGGCGGGTTCATCACCGAGGCGATCCCCACCCTGTACCGGTGGGCGGAGCTTGGCGACGGCGTGCGCGGGTTCGTGTCGTGGCGGGACTACCCGCGAGACACGATGTGCGAGGTCAACGCGACCGGGTCCGCTTTCGTGCTGATCCACCGGTCGGTGTTCGAGGCGATCCGCGACCAGTACGGCGAGACCTGGTACGACCAGATGCCCGCGCCAGACGGCGTCGGTCTGCTCGGCGAGGATCTGTCGTTCTGCGTGAAGGCACGCCACCTGCACAAGTCGATCTTCGTGCACACCGGGATCAAGACGACCCACCGTAAGCCGCGCTGGCTCGGCGAGGCCGACTACATCCACCCTGCCGATGTCGAGGAGGCTGCTCATGAAGGTCGACTCCTCAGCGCTGGATGAGTACCCCGGCGGCCCGTTCACTCAGGCGCACATCGATGCCGTCGCAGCGCGCCTGACGCGTGCGCTCGGCTGGCATGTCGCGCCGTCCCGCACCGAGACACTGACGGTCCGCCAGCCGGTGCTGAGCGACAAGCTGATGCTCCCCTCCCGAAACGTGACCGCGGTCGCCGAGGTCCGCGGTCCTGGCGGCGGCGTGGTGACCGGGTGGGAGTTGACCGGCGCGCGCGACGCGATGCTCGAAGGCTACTGGCCAGCGGGCACGTACGAGATCGACGTGACGCACGGCTTCACGAAGGTCCCGGCAGATCTGCTCGGCGAGGTCGCCCGCGCATGCGTGGAGTTCCGCACCGACCCGACCCTCGCGTCGTGGTCATCCGGGCCATTCTCCGCGTCGATGCGTCAGTCGAGCTCGCGGCCCGGTCCGTCGTCAACGTTCTACGCGTACGCGGTGAATCTGGGGGTGTGACGTGCAGCTGCCGACCGGGTTCCTGCCGCACACCGTCACCATCAAGCCCTGGACTGGATCGGGCGGGATGGGGCCGACCTTCGGGGCGACGTTCACAGCCCCGGCGATGGTTGAAGACGGCGCCCGCATGGTCCGCGACGCGTCGGCCGCGGAGGTCGTCTCATCGACGCGAGTTCATTGCGCATTCTCGGTGATCGCACCACCCGGGTCGATGGTCACCGTGTGGGCGGGGACGGGCCGGGAACGCGAGGCCGAAGTGATCGCGGTGGCCGGTTCCGACCATCCCGCAGTCCCCGGCTTTCAGACGCTCGCACTCACGTAGGAGGCCCTCGTGAAGATGCCCACGCCGATCCTCACGCTCATGGAACAGGCCGCGCAGGAAGGGCTTCGCGGGGCGGCGAAGGCGACGCTGAAACGCGCCCGCGAACTCAGCCCGACCGATACCGGCGACTCCGACAAGACCGGGTTCGTGGTCGTCGACGACCTCACCGCACAGGTGGGGTTCACGTCGCCGATCTCCCGGATCCAGCACGAGGACCTCGACAACGAGCACCCCGACGGCGGGCAGGCGAAGTTCCTCGAGACCGCCGCCGAGGAGATGTTCACCGGGCAGACGGTCGCGGTCGGCGTGGGAAAGAGGCTCGCCCGTGGATGACGCGACCCTCACGAAGCTGCTGTGCCAGATTCTCGGCGGAGTCGCGGGGTACACGTGGCGCGAGAACGGCCCCGAGTACACCGCGTCCGAGGTCGGGATCTACTACGGCGCGATCCCCGAGGGGAACTACCGAGCCGCGATCGGCGTGCGCGTGTACGGCGGCACCGACGACAACGTGACATCGCTCCACGGCCGCCGCGCGCAGCTGCGGTTCCGGGGCGGAAAGAGGCACCGCGGCGGTGCCGACAGTCTTGCGCACCCGGCGTTCCTGGTGCTCACCGGACTCTCCCGCACGGGAGGGATCAGCGGCATCAGTCGCATCTCGTTCGACCCCGCCGGGGCCGACGGCAACGGTCGCGAGGAGCGCACCGACAACTACATCATCACCCTCGACAACACGGAGGCATCAACATGACCGTCACGCTCCCCGCCGGCTTCACGCTCGGCAAGAGCTTCGAGTACGGGCTGGACGTCAACCTCGGCACGAGCGTGTCGCCGGACTGGCAGCCCGTGCGCCGCATCAGCGGTTTCCAGCCGACCCCGACCCCGACGACGCAGGACGCGCAGACGTACGACGATCTCGGCGCGATCAACCAGGACGTGACCGGCTGGTCATGGGCGCTCGCGTTCAACGTGCAGGTGAACCGTTCGGTGACGACCGGTCTGTTCCTGCCGGAGATCGAGGCGCTCCTGGCGCGCACGAAGCCGACCGCGAAGGGCGCCGACGCGACCGTCGAGGTGCGCTGGTACCACAAGCCCGAGTCGGGCGAGCCGAACCCGTCCGACGCCGGGCAGGGCATCGCGACCGTCGCGTACACGCGCCAGAACACCGGCCCGAACGGTGAGATCGAGGTGCTCTCGGTGACGCTCACCGGCAAGGGCCCGTACGAGGAGATCGCGAACCCGTTCACGGGCTGGGACGACGCCCCGGCCCCGGTGATCTCGTCGATCACCCCGTCGGGTGCCGGCGAGGACGACCAGATCGTGATCCAGGGTGTCGGGTTCCTCGGCGCCACGGATGTGAAGTTCGGCGCCACGTCGGCGACCGCGTTCACCGTCATCTCGGCGACCACGATCGTCGCGACACTGCCCGCCGGTTCCGCCGGTTCGGTGAACGTGACCGTCATCACGCCGGTGGGCACGTCGCCCGCGAAGGCGTACACGCGGACGGTCTGATCCGTGGGCGCTGTCGACTTCGGGGAGTGGGTGGCGCCGGACCTCAGGATCGAACTTCCTGATGCAGACGGGAACCTCGGGGGTCGCACCTATTCGGTGCGGCCCCCGTCCGTCGAAGCGGCGAAGCAGATCCTCGCGGCCGCGGTGCGCGGCGAGGTGCGGTTCGGTCTCGTGAAGGGTGAGATCCCGGACGCTGTGCAGGCGGTGCTCGACACCATCGGTGAGACTCACCCCGGCCTCGGAGACGTGTACGAGCAGATGGTCTCTGACGGAGTGCCGGCCGCGACGATCGACCGGGTATCGGTCTACTCGGTGTTCTTCTGGGCGAGGGGCAAGGAATACGCCGACACGCTCGCGTCGCTCCTGTGGGCGCCGATCGTGGAGGCGGGTGAGAAGGCCGGCCCAAAAGGCTCGTGACGGCGGAGGACTGGGCGCCCTACGGCATTGGTGTACCCGACGCTGAGGGCTGGTACCGGGACTACAAGCCGGTGCCCGCTGAGCTGAAGCCGGACGCGCCCGCGGCGCCGTCCGAGCATCCGACCATGGACATCGACGGTTCAACCCTCGCGCTGGTCACACACTGGCGGTTGGTGGTCGCGGAGCTCGTCGAGCGCGGCATCGACCTGTACGACCCGGCGGTGCTCGCCCGTCCGTGGCCGGGTGTTCGCGCCGCGATCTACTCACTGCTCGATTCGCCCACGCGTCTGCGCGCTGCTCTCACCCGGAGGTGACCCGTGACCGCTCTCCGCGTCGCCGAGCTCGAGACCCTGTTCACCGCGAACCTCGACCCGATCGCGAAGGCGGAGAAGACGGTCAAGGAGACCGGGAAGCGGATCGAGTCGAAGCCCATCAAGCAGAAGGTCGACGCTGACGCCAAGGGTGCGCTCGCGTCGATGGACCGGGTCGAGGAGTCCGCGAAGCGGATCGTCACCGCGAAGACGATGGCGACGGTCGACGCGAACATCGACCGCGCCGAGAAGAACTTCATGAAGGTGTTCGAGCGGCTCGACTACCTGAAGTCCGTCCGCGCGAACGTCGACGTCGAGGCTGACATCAAGCGGGCCGAGGCGAACCTGTCGAAGATCGAGCGGTCGCTGGATGGGCTGCGGTCGGCTCGCGCGACCATGGAGGTCGATGCTGACACGTCGGGCGCGGATGCCGCGTTCGACGAGGTGCGTTCCTCGGCCGGCGCCGCCGGTGAGGATGCGGGGGAGGATCTCGGCGACGGGATCATGGCGGCGCTGCTGTCCATCCCGATCGCCGGCGCGGTGGTGGGACTGGGTGTAGCCGCAGGCAAGGCGCTCGTGCAGGGCCTCGAGGATGGCATGCAGATCGAGGTCGGTTTCGACCGACTCGCGGCGCTGACCGGCCTCGATCAGGCTGACGCGTTGCGTCTTGGCCGCGCCGCCGGTGAGGCGTACGCGAACGTCTTCGGGGAGTCCATCGAGGCGAACATGGACACCGCACGGCTCGCGCTGCAGCTGGACCTGATCGACGACGACGCGACCACACATGACGCACAGGTCGTCATCGAGGGGCTATCGGGGATCTCCGATGTCCTCGGTGAGGACGTGCTGCCCGTCGCGCGCGCGGTGGCGCAGATGCTCCGCACCGGTATCGCGAAGGACTCCAAGCAGGCGTTCGACATCCTCGCCGCCGGCGCACGCGAAGGCGTCAACGTCAACGAGGACCTTCTCGACACGTTCAACGAGTACTCGACGCAGTTCCGCAAGCTCGGGCTGGATGGGCCGCAGGCGCTCGGTCTGCTCAGCCAGGCGATGAAGGGTGGCGCGCGCGACAGCGACGTGGCCGCCGACTCGCTCAAGGAGTTCGCGATCCGTGCCACGGACCCGGCGATGAAGAAGAGCTTCGAGGACGTCGGGTTCTCGTGGGATGACCTCAGCCAGCGGATCGCGCGTGGTGGCCCGGATGCTGCGGCAGCGCTCGACGAGACGCTCGACAAGCTGCGGGCCATTGAGGACCCGGTGCAGCGGGACGCGGCCGCTGTGGCGCTGTTCGGCACGAAGGCTGAGGACATGGGCGCCGCGCTGTCGTCGATGGACCTTTCATCGGCGGTTGAGCAGCTCGGCGGAGTCGAGGGCGCTGCGCAGCGGATGTTCGACACGCTCGCAGACAACGACGCGACGAAGATGGAGCAGGCGAAGCGCAACATCGAGGTCGCGGTGCAGGGCATCCAGGGCGCGCTCGCGGCTGGGTTCTCGGAGCCGCTCGGTATGGCCGCCGATTGGGTGTCGCAGAACCGCGGGCCGATCATGCAATTCCTCCTCGGACTCGTGGACGGCGCGCTCGACTTCGGGGACGCGGTGATCGATGCCGCTGCGGACGGCACTGAGGCATTCGGCGAGTTCGTTGCCGGGCCGCTCGCCGACGTCCTCGAGGGCTTCGGGGCGATCATGAACTTCCTTGGGCAAGAGGATGCGAGCAACGCGATCGGCGAGATGGTCGCCGGCATGCGCGACTTCGACGACACCACTTCGGAGACAGCAGACAGAATCCGAGGGCTGCACGACGGGATCGATGTGGCCCGCGAGAAGATCCACGAATTCGCGGATCCTGCTGTGGCGCTCGGCTTTCTGAACGACGCCTCTCTCCAACTCGCGGACTCGATCGACCGAATCGGTAACGGCTCGGCGAACGCTGCCGACCAAGCGGGGGCTGCTATCGACGCGCTGAACGCGCAGATCGATGCGGCGTCAACCGCTGGGGAATCGCAGGAGGACCTGAAGCAGCGGTACGCGGACGGAACGCAGGCGATCGTCGACCAGCTCGTCGCGATCGGATGGAACGAGGAAGCCGCGAGGCGCCTCGTCGACCAGTACGCACGCGTGCCCGCGCAAGTGGTGACCACGTTCGTGGCTGACACGACGCCGGCGATCATCGCGGTGGGGCGGTTCCTCCGTGACTACTCGGGCCGGCGGATCACCGTCGATGTCGGGGCGTCGGGGCAGCGGTACAGCCGCGACGGCGGCCGCACCTGGTACGGCGACAGGGGCGGCATCCTCGATCTGCAGTACATGGCTGCGGGTGGCCTCACGCCGATGCGGCCGGAGGCGACGATGGTCCCGCCGAACACGTGGCGTGTGGTCGGTGACCGCATGGACGTGTCGGAGGCGTACATCCCGATGGATGGTTCGCCGCGGTCGATGGCGATCCTACTCGAGGCGATGCGTCGCATGGGCGTGCAGCCGATGGGCGACGGCGGCGTGACAGCATCCGCCGCCGCACCGCGCGAGATCACCCAGATCAACCACTTCCCGCCCGACCCAGATCCACAACTCGTCGCGGCCGCGGCGCGGGCGGATCTGGCGGAGCTTCTGAGGGGGTCATAGTGGGCACGCAGTCTGCGCTCGAGGGCCTCACGTTCCACGGCACGGATCCGGGCGGGGACGCGTTCATGTGCCTCGACCTCGATTTCGAGTCGTCGGCGCGCACGGAAGCGATCGATCGCCCCACGGACCACGGCGAGTTCGACACTCCCGTGCTCCGTGGGGCGATGCTCATCACCGGGAGCGGCTGGGCGCGGGCCTCCAGCATGGCCGCGTTGCGGGCGATGCGCACCCAGTTCCGGGGGCTGCTCGCCGACGGCCGGTCGGGGCTGTTCACGTTCGACGAGGACGGTTCCGAGCTCGAGATGACGGTGCGCTTGTACGGGCAGCCGCGGTTCAAGTTCCGTGGGTCGACGCTCCGTGCCGACTGGTCGTTCAAGTTCCGGGCGGCGAACCCTCGCATGTACGGGGTGACGCACACGTATGGTCCAGACGCTGCGGTGTCCAGCATCCAGCATGACGGGAACTTCCCGGCGTCCCCGGTGCTGACCGTTGCCGGGTCGGATGGCGGCGGGTACACGCTGACGGGCCCCGGGGGGCGCCTGGTCACTGTGACCGAGCCACTGGTGACCGGGCATCCGCACACGATCGACTTCGCCACCGGTGGCCTGTATGTCGACGGTGCGCGGGTGCTCGGCGGGGTGTCGGTGTATCAGCCGTGGGCGGTGCCTGCGGGTGTGGACGTGTCGTGTTCGGTGGATGCCGGCACCGTGCAGGTGGAAGTGAGGGACACCTTCCTATGACCGTGCAGGCATACTCCGTCGACACTGTTACTGGTGACGTGATCGACCGCATCCAGGTGTCGGACTTCCCGTACGCGCGGGCGCTGTCGGCCGGGGCGAACGGGTCGTGCACCATCCCACTGAACCACGAGTACTCGGATGCCGCCTTCGCTAACCTCATCGCGCACTGGAAGCGCACCATCGTGCTCGAGCGTGACGGTGTGGTGCGGTTCGCGGGGACCGTGAGCGGGCAGCCCGTCTACGGTGCGAGCACGGTGAAGCTGCAGCTCACCGATCTGTGGGGGCTGTTGGCGCGCCGTGGCGCGTGGGACCTCAACGCCGCGAACGTCGAGGACTGGTCGATCACCTACACCGACATGTCTCTGGAGACGCTCGTGAAGCGGGCTGTGCAGCGCGGCACCACCGGCCCCGCGATGCCCGCCGCCGGCATCCCGCTCACCCTGCCCGCCGATATTCCCGGCACCCTCACCCGGACGTACTACGGCTACCACCTGCAGCTCGTTGCCGACGTGCTCGACGACCTTGCACTCGAGGGTGTGCGCATCGACTTCGAACCGCGCTGGCTCGACGGGAAGCTCGACCACGAGCTGCGCACTAACCCCACCTCGACCCTCCACGAGTGGCATGTCAACGCCCCCGCCGGTGGCGTGACGAACTTCCGCCGCAACGCGGACGGCGCGAAGATGACGAACAACAGCATCTTCGTCGGCGAGGGATCCGAAGCCGACATGCTCGTCCGCTCCCAAGCCGACCTCACCTCCGACCTTCCCCGCCTCGACCGCGTCGACGCCCGCAAGTACATCACCGACCCGGCGCAGCTGGCAGCACTCGCCGCTGAGGGTTCGATCGTGTACGGGCCGGCGACGGATGCGTGGTCTTTCGACCTGGTCGCATCCGAAGCGGTCGGGGTGCGGCTGAACGACACCGCACGGCTGTGGTTCGCCGGTGACGCCCGCATCCCGGATGGGTCGTATGACCGGCGGATCACCCGCATCGAGGGTTCGCTGGGTGACACGGTGACGGTCACCGTGCAGCCGACGGTCGCGTCCGGTGGGATCGATCACTTCGACGCCCGCCAGGAGCTCGACCGCCTGGAGCGGCGGATGAAGGCGCTGGAGACCGCGTCGCCGCTGAACCACACGTCGATCTCGTATGCCCCGCCAGGCGGCGGACCGATCGTGCGCGGCGGGGGGATCCTCGGCATCGGCATCGATGTCGCTGAGGCGATCGCTGAGAGCGCCTGGCTTGCACTCGGCGACGACCGGAACCCGACCACCCTGTACGCGATCTACGACGGCTAAGAGGAGTGTCGATGCCTTCTGCCTCATGGGTGCCGCAGTCGATCGAGGAGGATCCGTCGATCGCGAGCGTCGAGGTCGTCGGTGGCGTGACGTACCTGATCTACGGATTGAGTGCGGACGATGACCCGACGATCATCGAGCAGCTCGTTGACGGTTCGTTCACCGAGCACGAGCTGACCGCGAGTCTTGTCGACAATGCGTCGGGGGCGGCCGGTGATCGCATCGTCGTGCAGAAGATCAGCGGCGACTCGACATCGGCCTTCTTTGTGTTCGACACGGTCACGCACACTTCGGCGAGCATCTTCATCGCGCAACCGGGGGTGCTGATCCCGGTCCACGGGAATGCTGGGACGGGACCGGACGGCAAGCTGTACTTCCCGCCCTACCGTGCCGTCTCGGGCTTCGAGTCGATGCGGCCGATCGTCTACAACCCTGAGACGCTCGGCATCCTGTTGACGTCGTTCGGCGGCGCATGGATCTACGACAGCTACGGGTGGGCTGAGGGCGGCGGAGACGGGCTCCTGTACTTCGCGCCCGGGTTCTTCCCGATGACGAGCGGGAGCTTCCAGAATGGCAGCACGCTCGCGTGTGTCGACGTTGCGACCAACACGGTCACCGCTCTGCCTCGCCCGAACGAGGGGCCCTTCGATGCGCCACTGAAGGCGACCCGGTGGACGGCTCCGACGGTCGACGGCATCTACCTGATGTCGCAGTACGGCAACCTCTACAAGGTGCAGTCGACAGGGTGCACCCTAATAGCTGACCTGTCGAACGGTGGCGACGACACGTACGCTCCGCCGACGTACGCAGGCGGGCGGCTCTACTCGGTCGGGTCCAGCTACCGCGGCGACATCGACCTGTTCGTGCCGGTGCTGCTCGAGGTGACGCCGGGCACGGACGCGGTCGCGGTGTACGAGTTCCCTGCGCTCGCGCAGGAGCACTTCATCCCGACGGTCTCGTTCCCGTTCGGTGGCACCGTGCGCGCCTTCCCGTCAGGCTTCGGCAGCTTCGACCCGATCCTGCAGATCGGCCCTGGCGGTGGGCTGCGGTTCGCGCTCGGGTCCGTCCCGGTGATGCTCGCGCTCGGCGACGAGCTCATCACCCCAGCTCTTGGAGAGGTGTCCTGATGGCTGACCCGACTGGACCGTACGTCCTCACCGACCCGCTCGACGTGTATGCCGGCGACACGTGGAACCCGCCGGCGTTCCGCCGCTCCTACCGTGAGACCGAGGGTGGCCCGGTCATCCCCTACGACCTTTCGGGGTGGGCGGAGTGGAAGGCGCAGTGGCGTCCGGACGCGGACTCGGCCGAGTCGATCGATCTCACTGTCACCCACGACGACGCCGTCGACGGGCGCTTCTCGGTCTCGGCGTCCCCGGAGCAGACGCGCCTCATGGGCGAGTCGGGGGTGTTCGACGTCCAGGTCTCGAATGGTCCTGAGACGGTGCTGACCCTCG